GCTTTGCTTCGTCCATAGCTTGACGGCTTAGAAGTTCTAAGTCTTTTACGTCTGTAGAAGGATCTGCGGATGCAACTTGACCAGCGATAGCGTACATGTTCTGAGCTTCGTTGACCATACGTCCACGGAAGTGCTCGACTAGATACTCATCACTTGGCTTAGAAGCGAAGAAACGACGAACGTTTGAGCGTGATGCTTCAAACAACTCACTGTTTCCTTCCTTGATCTTCTTGACGAAATCTGTTCCAGAAAGCATTTTAAATTTTTTCCTATCTACAGATTTATTTAGCAAATATGAAAAAGTATCTTAGATCTCCTTGAACAGTATACTCCTTTTCCATTTGCTTTACCTCATAATCATATCTCTCAGCAATATCATAAATTTTATCTAAAGACCATGAATACCACTCAACATCTCCATAGTCTGCCCAAGCATGTGGTATACCAGGATTGACTCTAAAAATTGCTTCCTTTCTCCATAGAGTATGAAGTTTCTCTAACTGATGATCTACATCGCCAAAATTTATAGACCCCAAACACAATGCTATCTCAAATGGTGCTGAAATATAATTTTCAACAGACACTTTGATATCAGCAGCATCATTATATGGATCTATACCAACTAGATTTTTTATCTTTCCTTTGAATCTGTTGTACCCACATCCAACATCTAAGACACTAGAAGGCTTTTGAGCATTAACATAATCGACCAACTGATAGCCAGAATACTCAAGACATTTAAAATTTTGATCTTGCCAAACACCGCTAAAGTATGTTTCTAAATTATACTTCGCCACCATCCACCACTGGATCTGGATCCTCTGGTACAGATACGGGTCTATCCAACCCCTTTACTTCTTCTTGTAAAGCTTGAATTGTTTTATTTGCAGTTATTAATTTTGCTTCAATTGCAATATTTTGTGCCAACAAGTTGTTCAATTTATTTTGATAAACTTGCAAAATAGCATTCACTTCTTCATTCATGTTAGATCAACTAGACTATCTTATATAGTCTAGAACGTACCACCGTCTATTGTCACATTCTCTAGTGAGCGAGTGGTTCCTGAACAAGAAATAACTTGTGTTTGACCTGCACAATCATTGACATATAATCCACCAATTTCTAATGCAGCAGTAGAACTAACTGTCAATACACTAGATGATTCAGATGCTTCTGCAGCAAGAACCATTCTACCAGCAGAGTCATCCCAGAATACAGCAGCTTTCTTAGCAGAACCACTGTAGTAGTTCATTATAATACCAACGTCCTTGTTAGTATCACCAGTCAATGCAGCACCATCTACAACTTGCAGTTCAAGAAGAACATCTTCTACAGTTGTGTTTACAGTATTGATTTGCGTTACTGAACCACTAATTGTCAGATTACCACCAACAGATAAATCACTTGTTACATTCGCTGTACCAGTAACATTCAACTGAGAACCAGTAAAAGCAAGATTTGCACTATCTTCTAACTCCCCACTTGTGCCAGCAAGCACAACTCTACCTGAGGTAAGATCACTTACTTGAGCAGATGCAAACGTTGCACCAGCAGATACTACTATATCACTAGATTTTAGATATGTGATTGTACCTACACCAGTTACATTTACTGCTGCAGCACCAGCACCACCTGCAGTAGGTGCATTAGGAGCTGTGTCCCATGTTAAACCACCACTACCATCAGACTTTAAATATCCTGTATTTACTGCTGCAGCAGGGAATGTATATTCTTGATCAGAACCTATTGTAGCAGGAGCTTTTAGAGTAAGTTTATGAGCACCATTATTTGTTCCTTCAACCAAGTTGACACCAGATCCTACTGTTGTCGTTTCTTTTGTCCAGTATCGAGAAGATCCTATTAGTTGGTTATTTGATGTTGTAGAGTCAATACCAACGTACAAATCGTACTTATCGTTAGTAAAACCTGGTTCACCTGCTCTTAGACCAGGCAGACTAGCAAGATTACCTCTCTTAAACTGAAGTACTGGATTACTCATTTGTTCCTATTTGCCTTGTAGTATTTAGAAATCATGACCAAGTTCCAGCATCAAGATCAATTTTATTATCTAAATCTTCACCAAGTGCTGTTATAATTGAGGAATCAAATCCAGCAGGACCAGATTGACTGCCAGCAGCAGATTCTACTACTGCATCTGGACTTATGAAGACAAAGTTATCTGCATTTGGATCGTATGATAAAACAAAATGAGTTCCTACTCCAACACCAATTGCTGTAGATACAATGTCACTAATGTCTCGAATGTTTGCCACAGTTTCGTCCGATTCTACTGTAAAGTTAACAATGGGTTGACCATCTAGGTTAGTGTCAGCATGACTAGATTGAATACCAACTGCAACAACTTGTATTGACATATCACGATGCTGTTGGGTTTACTAGTGCCTGACCAGTTATAACCTTGGTCTTAATATTACTATTGCGGTTTTGTATAACCACATCATATTCATATCTCCCTGCTGTAATAATACCAGTCTGAGTATCAGTCAGAGATATTGTTAGATTACCTTTAGAAGGTGAACCGCCATAAGTTGTGGCAAAGGAAACAGATCCAGATGCTTCTGAATGTTTCCTCATCTTTACAGAGAAATTATAAAGTGTTAGGTCCAATGGATCATTATCCCTCTTCTTCAAATCGAAAGTTGAAGAAAAGTCAGTACCCTTTTCTATTTGGATATTAACTGATGGGACTGCCATGTATACCTACCACAGTATTTCTATTTATTCTTTAGCAACAGCGACTTCAAAAGATCAATCTCATCTCTTAGAGTGTCAATCTCTCTTTTCTGATTTAATCCCACCTCTTTCCTGTTCATGTAACGGTTGTAGGCAGTCTGATCGTTGTTGACTATTGCAGTCGTTTTCATGTCCCTCTCTAGAGAGACATGATTCTCGACTTTTGCTCTTTTTGAATTGATACTCATCTTCAAATGTTCCGTTTAGGATATCATGTACAATCCACCAAGCCATTATGCTGTTGCAATTGACCTAAAGTCTTTCAACTTAGGAGATTGTGATTGATCAGTTGAGTCCATAACAATTTTAATTTGGAATCCAGTAAATTGTGGTAAATTGGATACCGTATATTCATACTCATTGAACTGATCTTTCAAACTAGGTAGGATGTTCCTATCTGGTCTGCCACTGTTATTCTTATCAGAAATAACATCACCATTTGCATCAAGATTATCATAGCCAGGGAATAACTCAAATATCTTATCTAATTCATTCCCATCAACTCTTTCTAATCGATATAGAACTCTTATATCAGTAGCTGGAGGTCTATTTGCTGCAAATAAAACCTTCAAAGAAGTAGAAGGATTATCTAACTTAATAACCTTAGTTTGATATAATAATTCATGAGGGTCTTCTGATAAATTAGATCTTCTATCAGTAGTGTAATCTGATATTGGAGAATTTATCCTTGATGATTTTGTTAGTACAGAACTACCAAAAGCATTTATTACGGGAGAAACATCGTGATTGTCCGTGCTAAGACCCATTTCAATTGTGAATGACTTATTGCCAGGTAATGCAACCAAGGTTGATTTGACATTTTCATTCTCACCAGATGCAACTATTCTAGTACTAGTAAACTTAGTTTCACCTGCTAACGATAAATCTTCAAATCCTTGATCAACGAAAGATGATTCAGAACCATTAATACTTGTGCCAGATGTAGTTCTAACAGAAGCAGTAACTTGAGTTCCCTGTGAAGCACTAGTAGCGATACTTGGTTCAACAGTATCAAACGCAATGTTTGAACTTGCTCTTCCCCTTGTTCCACCACCAAATTTATCCTTATTGAAGAATACATCTCCACTTATCTTCAAATGATAAGAATCTAATGTTATCTTATCTGTAATTGTGTTTGAAACATCAACCATATCATGAGTTGTGTTTATCTTACGTAGAGAAACTCCTGATAGTTCATATTTTTGAACGGGAGTGTCTATATTATACGTTCTTGCAAACGTACCATCAAGACCTCTAGTAATTGTTCCTGTTAGTTGATTTGAACCAACAGAAGTGTAAGTTATCACTTCATCACCGATAAGAGCAACGCCAGGATTACTTGCCGATACTTGAGCACCTTCAAAGAAATTGTATCCTATGCTACTTGCAACACTAACAGCACTTGTTTGACTAACTGCATATCCAACTGTAAGTCTTGTAGGTATTAGATCACCAGTTATACCAGCAACTTTTACTACATTGTTTACATCATGCATTCCATGATTAGCATGAGTTACTTTGAATATCTTACCATCATATTGATCACCATTAGCAGTAACAGTAGATGGTACAATACCATTCACAGTAACACCATATCCTAAAGTAGGATTATGATATTGAATCAAATCTGTAGTATTGAAATCATTACCACTTACATTTGTTAGAACTAGAGAGTTTGTGCCTGTAGTAACACCCACGTTGAATGTTAGATTCTGACCTAAACCTTTAGTACCAAGTGCAGCAGTCAATGTATCACCAACTACATATCCAGTTCCTGTAGTAGAAGTAACTGTAACTGCAGTAGCTACATTACCATCAACACTTATGTTTGCTGTAGCACCAGATCCTGATCCAGTGATAGTAACAAGAGAAACTGCATTAAATTGTCCATCTTCATAACCAGTACCTGCATTTAGTATTGTCAATGCTGATCCACCGTCATCTAAATGAGCAAGTTTTTCGGCAACAAATCCATTTGCAGTTCTATTATTTTGTTTTATCTGTGTACCAATATCAATGATACCTGGTTCAATAGCAGATCCTAAACCAACAACAACCCTCTTAGAGAATGTTTCAATTGGATTTTCATCTAATTGATTTCTTTCACCAAACTCAGTTAGTTGTGGATTGTACATTCTAAATGTACCAGGATCAGTAGTAAACCTTGCCTTATAAGCAGTATACTTCATGTCCTCTAACTGCGAGGCAGTCCATGTACCAGCATTCTGACCCTTGAATAAAGATCCTAATGATGGTTGTTTAGAAATAACAACCTGTCCTAGTTCTGGTTGACCAGCAGTACTTATGTCAACTTCACCAATCTGTGATATCCACTGATTATATTCATCAGTTTGTGCTAACACAACGAAAGCATATTCGCCTGTTGCGAGATATACAGGAGATGGGAAAGTTGCCCTAGTTGGTTGACTAGCATCATCAGATACAACAACTTGATTAGGATTCAGTATACAAACTGAATTCTTCATTATTTGCCTAGAAGGATATCCATTGACTAACGGAGCAAGACGTACCTCTAATGGCATAGTCTCAGACTTACTCTGGAAGAATAAATCAACACCAGTCATGAATATACCAGGTTCCTCAGTAACATTGAAACTCTGTGCTAGAGGATCATCATCGGGTGGAGGCTCAGGTGGTGGTGGAGGTGGTGGTGGTGGAGGAGGAGGGGGAGGAGGAGGTGGTGGTGGTGGAGGTACTGGCGGAGTTATTATTATAGGCTCTGGAGGATCTGGCCTAGGTGGAACTGGTGGTTCAGGTATTGGAGGTGGCGGTTCTGGTGGATCTGGAGGTGGTGGTGCAGGTACATGTACAACCGTCTCATGATGAATAATAACTGGTGGTGGTGGAGGTGGAGGAGTAGGTTCTCTATATGTTACAGTCGTCTCTGTTATTTCAAATCCTTCTGAGAAGAAGTCAGCACCAGCATTACTAAAGTTTCTACCTGCTACTTGATCTTGTGGTCTTATACTTGATAATATAAGAGTATTTGTACCATTCAAGAAAGTATCACTGGGTATGTATAAACTTCCTATAAGTGATCCTAAATCATCTGATACCAATCTTATATTGTTTATTTCTGCTTCAGCACCACTAGTCTCACCAACTAATCTCATTCCAATTTGTGCTACCCCGAAGAAATTAGCATCTGACTTTTGATTTAAAGAAGCAGTATCAACATTTAATACTGCAGTTGTTTCTGAGTATGAAGAAGATAATCCAACAACTTCTTCACCATAAGGGTTCTGTTGATAGAACACTGTTGGTTCATTGAAAGGACCACCTTTATGATCTGGAACTGCTAATCTAAATCTAAGATCTGTTCCCTGACTTGTTTCCTGATTGTTTATTGAAGTACCACGAACAGTCTCTCCTATTTGGAAAGCACCTTGAATTGGAGTAACTTCTAGAAGTTTTGGTATGACACGACTTCTACTGTCAACCATATCTTCACCAGCAAACGAACAATAATGTGCAGTAAGTGGTTTTAGTCTTACAGCAGTAAACTGTACATTTTGTTCTCTTAGATTGGGTAAAGGTTCAGTCTCAGAAATAAAGTCATTACCATAACCAATACCACCATCTCTTGTATTGAAAAATCTATTTACAAATACATCATTGTCTGGGTTCAAGGTAAGAGAACCGTTGAACTTACGGAACATGTATGGGTTTACATTCTCTACCCTACTTGCAAGTGGTTGTATATCACGGGTAACTTGAATATAATCTAATGTTATAAGATCACCAGTTCTTCTTATATTTGGAGATGTAAGATCATTTACAAATCTAGGATCAACAGTAAGATCTGGTGTTCCATTTAAACCAACTATTTGATCAGATCCAATCAACAAATCAATCGAATCTTGATGTTTTCTTGCAACTAACGTACCATCCTTTATATCATATTTTAATGAGGATTGAGATAAATCAGTTACATCAAAATTGTTGAAAGGATCTACAATGAAACCATTTTTGAATCTATCTAAACCTGTTTCTGGATCACTAATAACTAAACTTTCAGTAGATGTTTCTAATAAACTCAGAGAAGTTACTTCTTCTAGAGTTTCAATACGAGTTTCAAGTTTACCAATATCTTTCATCGTGTAACGTCTGTTACCACGAGAAGTTATCGTAACATCTTGTTTAGCATCATAAACATATGGTTTATAATCTATTCTAGCAAGTTCAAATGATTCAGTAAGTGGTTCTGGTTCTACTGGGTCTTCAGCAGGTATCCCTTGCTTTACAGTAAATGTAGAATCTGCATTCAAATATAATCTATCAACTCTTGGTAGATAGAAACTGTAATCAAAAAGTATATTTTCATCCGAAACAAGAACATTGGATGCTGATCCAGTTCCAGTAAAATCTCTTGAATCAAATTCAAAAGGTGATCTACTTCCTGAATAATCAGCAACTCTTGGTCTTAGATCAATAACATCAGTATTTCTTACACCGTCAAAAATAGGAACACTATCATATCTATCCGAACTGTAGCTGTTTGCAGTTATTACATCTCCAGAGTCTAGAGCATTTATAGTGTAGTGATCATAATATATTTTTAGTTGTCCTTGTGGTTTAGGGAAATTTTGCTTTCTTACTAAACGACCAAAATCATAATACTCATTTCTTTGTCCAGAATCTACAAGGAAATTCTTTCTTATATTTGGATCGCCAGGTGAAACCTGAGAAAGATTTGCTACTACTCCACTTTCTTGGAATATAATTTCTTCAGTTTCTTTAAAGGTAAAACTATTTTTGAAACAAACTTCTACTTTAGTTGTACCACTTCTAGCAAGAACCATGGCAGATGCACCAGTGCTTTTGCCTACACCAACCTCACCTACAATTATATCTGTATTATCTCCATTAGGACCAGTGAAGGATGATAATGTCAATGATGGAATAGTTGGAGCACCAGTTCCTGAAGATTCAAATACTGCATGTACTTCAACCACATCAGCAACATCAAGAGACACCTCTCTATCTTGTACACGCTTACCGTATGCATCACTGAATGTTAGACCATCAGCAATAGAAGTACTTACTCCAGAATATGATCTTTCTGAACCAGTAACTACAAGTGATTTACCTCTAACAATATTTTTTTGCTTTGATTTTATTTTAGATTTTTGTCGTGTAGTATGAATAACTACGCTACTTTGTGATGGAGTCAAACCAGATATAGTAGCACCTTTACCACCACTAGTCAATACTAACTGATCGGTTGTAAGAGGTTCTACTGTTCCATCAGAGTAGAATACAGAATATCTTTCCTCATCAAAAGGAGCATATACATTATCAGTTCCTGTCAATGAAGGTAAATCTAATTGACCAGATCCATCTGTGCTTTGACCAGTAACCTCAATTCTAAATTGAACTTGAGAGTCTGTAAGATCAAGAGATTCTATATTTGAATTGGGTAATTCAGAATATAAAAATCCACTCTTAGATCCCCTAAGATTAGATGCTACTATCTGTACTCCACTTACAGTAACATTTGAACCTGGTAAATCTTTATCACAAACACCACTAACATCATTAGGTGCAGCAACAACAGTTATTGTCCTGTTTGTAAGATTAATAGCACTTACTTGGTTGAAAGTATTGTCTGTTACACCTGCTAACTTATATGATATAATATCTCCTACTTTGAAACTCTTTACCCAACCCACGCCAGATCCACTAGTAACAACACCACCTGAAGTAATTGTAAATGATCTGCCACCAAAGTTTACTTTTGGTTCTAATACTACGTCTGCAGCAAAAGTCCTAGATCCACCCGTAGATCTAACTGATTTTACATCAGTTAAATCTTTTTCACTTATAGATCTAACAACTTTACCATCCTGTACACCATTGATGATAATTGGTTCATCAACACCAAATTGTCCTGATGTTTGTGTTACTACAAGATCTGCAGAATTTGATACAGCAGTTTTCAAGTAACCTTTAGCACCAGATCTAGAACCCTCTATAAGAGCAGGTACAGCAAGATTGGTTGTTGTGTTTATAGTAATTGTAGTATCTGTTTGAATGTCAAAAAGATATAGATCAAATTGAGTATCATTACCAGAGTAATTTGCGTTTGTAGTCTTGTAATCATATACTCTTGCTCTTCCAATACTACTTCCAGCAGCAGTTGATTTTGTAGCACCTAATCGTGTGTCACGTAAATCAACAAAGTCAGCATTTGTAGCGTTCAATTTAATTTGAGCACCATTCAAAGTATTGTTTACTCTTAGTTTATTACCTGCTTCAAAAGGTATTGCGGAACTTTTTACTAACTTTGTTGTTCTGGGTTTTTCTACGTCAAGAATTCTAGATCCAGTTACCAGTGCTTCAAATCCTTTTACGTATGCTTTACCTGGACCTACCTTGATATTCAGTAAATCCTTTGATGGTTTATTACCAAAATTTGTCTTTTGTTCTGGGAAGTAAGTTCCAAAAACAGAATGTCTATCATTTAAACATTCTCTTGATTCAAGATCAAATTTTCTTACATAGTAATTGCCACTTTCATCAAAAGTTCTTCTTGCAAGTTCTTTACCTATTTCACTGTAGAGAGTATTTGTTATAATACGTTCTTTTACACCATTATTACTTCTAAACAACTCAATAAAATTCTCATCTTGAAAATTACCCAGTTCTTTTTTAGTAAGTGATAGAATTATTTTTAATCTATCTGCACCTGGTGCTGTATAGTTAGAAAATCCAGCAGCATTATCATATAAACTATCATCATCAACAGCAGTTACAATTTCTTCTGTTACAAGAAAACCAACTCTAAATGATGGGTTTGGACTATACTGATCAAGTATTATCGTTTCAGTTGGAACTTCTACAAAAGCACCACGAGCAAAGAATACACCTTTAGTTATAGTAAAGGCAGAACCTACAGCTGTTGCATTTGATGAAATACAAACAGCAAAATCTGAACCTCCACCTACGGTTGTTGTACCATATGTGAATGGGAAGGTTGTAAATAAGTTTTCTCCGTCAAGGAATTCTTCTTGAGTTTTATTACTACCAGAGGTCTCATACTTTATGTAAAGTGTAGTATTACCAGTTTCTGATTTAGATGATGATAAAACGTTTACAACTCTTGCAGTAACTCCAGATGTCTTTCCTTTTATCTTTATTCCTACAAGCTTATCATAGTAGAGTTCTACAGGAACACCAAAAAATGTAGACTCAACTTTGACAGCAGTATATTCTTGATCATAACCTAAAGAACCAGGTATAACAACTGATCCTTCTTTAAATATATGTTTACCAAACTTTTCTATCTGTCCTTGTAGGATAGACTGTAAAGTTGTCAGTTCTCTTGCTTGAACTGGAGTGCCAGGTTTGAATAAGACTCTATTGAAATTTTTCGACGAGTCAAAATCATCAAAATATGGACTAGCGTTTAGATTGGTGTTTTGTGGCATTGTATCAGAATTCTAAAATGATTTTGATATCTTCTCTTTGATTTGAAGCTCTTGTAACTTCAGGTCTATTGTCAACGTAAATAATGTCTCCAGAGTGTTTTTGGATCTCTGGTTCCGCTACCCCATTGGTAAATGATTGACCAAAGTAATACGTTTTAGCATTGATTGTTGTAGAGACACCAACAAAACCAGTTTCAATACCGACTGTCTCAGTTCCTGAAGTTGTAGTAATAACAATATTTGTACTACCACCTGCACCAGGTGTATTGCTAAACTTATTTAGCTTATATCCATAAGTGGGTGCTACGCCAGCACTACTTTTAGTTGCGAGCGATCTATCTTGCCAATATCTTAATACTTTAGTTGTAGTATCATAAGACACCACTCTTCCTACAGCAGTAGAACCAACACCAACAGTTTGATAAACTATACCATCAACTGCTGCTGATAGTGTCCCTGCAGTAGCACCAGTAACTCTCAACGCAGGTAAATTACTTACGTTTGATGCTGATACTAAATCAGTACTACCATTCTCTATAGGATTTTTTAGTATACCAATACGTGCAAACTGGTTACCTGATGGGAAATCTGGGTTTGTTAGGTCAGCATTTTCAATTCTAGAATAAACAAGAACCTTATTTGATCCAAGTTCTCTATAAACATCACCACCATGTCCACCTGGAGGTGGAATTATTACTGAGAAAGAAGCACCAGCACCAGTAACAACAGAATCTAAATCCAAAGTAGCAAACGAATAACCAGAACCACCATTCGTTACCTGAACTGCAGATGGTTTACCATTTAAGAAAGTAACAGATGCAAGTCCACCCTCACCATCTCCTCTTATAGGTACATTATTTTTAGTGCCATTGAATTGATATGCAGCAGTAGTTGTATCTTCTATCGTTATAACTTCAACTTTACCATCAACAGCAGCATTCCTTACATCAGCAACATCAGCATTTGTAATCCAATTTCTTGGAGTAGGCATGAAATTAGAACTATCAAATTTCAAAATTTCACTAGGTGTAATAGTGTAGAGATACTTCCAAATATAACCATCACTTTCTAATCTAGGTTGTAGATCCGTGTGTACTGGTTCTTGTAGAGAAACAATTCCTTTTCCACTATTGGATGGAGCAGCACCATTGTATATGCAAACATAGACTCTAAAGTCTTTATTCATTACATAATAATTTGAACTGTATAGATTAGTCGAACTAGTTTGTGGACTTAACTTATTGATACTATAATCGTGTCGATACATTTCATATATTGTTCCACTTCCCCAAGATGCCTTGTTGACAACTCTAAGTACATCATTTGATGTAATCTTTTTGGCAGATATTAGAGTATCATATATATCATCTTGTTGGTCAAAATTGTCTATGGGTGATGGAGTATTTGTATTCCAGTCCGACGCAACAGAAGTTGCATTGGGTAACCCAATAAAGACATAATAACTGTTATCAGTTGTCGAAATTCCACTTACGAAATTTGACGCATTCAAGACTCTGATCTGATCCGTGATGACGGCTGGCATTATTTTGAAACTTTTTGGTTATTTATGTATAATCTAATGATAATCTTTCAGATCTAACAACTTGAGGAGCAGTTGCGATACCTGTAAGACCATTTAATGTGTTGCATGTGAACGCAGCACCCACTGCAGAAGCAGTTAGTTTACAGAAACTATAGTTACCGTAGAACTGACCTACACCCGAACTAAAACCTGTAAAGTTTAGTCCATGTCCAGATTCAATGTTGCAAGTAACCCTCATGGTTTGTCCAGATCCAACAGCAGCAGGTGTTGCTGCAACTTGGTATACACCATCTAGGAATTGAGTTGCAACTCCAACAATAGCAGAAGCACCAGAATTTTTTGCAGTTACTCCAGCACCAACATTAGAACCAGAGACAATAAAGTAATCACCACTAGCAATTGCTGTTGATGTTTTTCCACCGTATTGATTATCTCTATATGGAGAATTCAAAGGTAAAGTAAACTCAAAAGTAACTTTTGTATTTTGAGTACCAACACCTGAAATGATACCATCATCACCAACAAAACTTACACCCGTTGCATCAAACAAAGGATAACTAAATCCTGTTGATCCAAAACCAGTGTTGTTCTTATCAGTGTCAATAATCCTAACTGAACTATTAGTTGAGTCAGGTTCCTCAGAATATAAGAAACTAGCAACACCAGTATCAACATATAATACTGTATCATTCTTGGCAATATTTTTTATGATACGACCAGCAGGGAATATGTTACTAATTAATGAATCTCTTGATTTACTAACTTTTACACCATCTACAAATGTATCATTTCTTTGTTTGCACCACGATAATGGTCTCAAAGGTGTTCTAGCTGAACTAATACCTGGTCCTTTATAAAGCGTTGTTTGTATTTGGTCTCTTGTTATAAGATCTCTTACAACTCTTACAAGTTGTTTTTGAATTGTAACTTTATCACCAGTCTTCAATGATGGAGTAGCAACTAATGTTCCAACATCACTATCTGTTCCTCTATAGAATAATATCTGAAGAGATGATCCTTGCTTGGGTGGTTCTAAAAACTCTATCTGTGTACCGCCATTATAGACATATGCTGTACCAGGTTTTTGTAGAACATCATCAATAAAAATAAGCAAACTATTTTGTATGATGATAGGATTACCAATATCCTTTTCAAAACTTACTGCTTTGGTATCTTCCCTAAGAGTGAATACAGTTCTATTACCATTGAATTCATTTGAAAAATCATCTAGTATTTGTAACTTACCAAATACCCAACCAGCAAACTCGTCATCATTTGTAAACTTAACTCTAAATGAAGTTTCTAAGAATGCTGCTCCTGCAAACTTGTATTCATATCTTTCATTTACTGGAGGTAACCCTACATTTATACTTACAGTAGTGGTTCCTATACCAGTAATAACAGTGCTTATACCAGAAACAGGATCTGTTAGTCTTGGATACTTGTGAACTGTATTGTAAGTATCTTTTCCGCACGTAAATCCAATACATTCATTTTTTAGACTTACACCCATACCAACTGTCAATGTATGAATACCAATTGCAACAGTTAGTATTCCAACATTTGAATTGTACTGTGCATGTTGTATCTTATATTCATCTCCACTCAATACATCTATAAAACCTTTTTCTATCAAAGTAGGATCTGTATTAATTCCAGATGAAACCGTTAGTAACTCACCTTGACTATAACCATAACCAACATTTGATAATGTAAATCCTGACATCTGAGTCAGTAAATTTGTGTCAAGTGAAACGGAAGCACCAATTCCAGTAAGAGAACTTATTAGTGCAATATCATCATATCCAATGGGAGAATCAAACTCAACCTCAGTTGGTTTATTGATAACACCACCACTACTATAAGTTGTAGCAACTGTATGCACACCTACATTTACAGAGAATTTTCTAACACTAGGAGTAATCTCAACAACTCTTGCTCCTTGATATCCAACTTCATCTGGGAACGGGAATGAATATGTTGAGCTACCATCAGTCATAGTAATGCCACTCAATACAACTCTATCTCCAACTGCTAAGTTGTGATTAGCAGATGTTGTTACAGTCATAATACCTGAGTTTATATTATGAATTGCATTTGATACTGACTTATGGTAGTATCCAGAACCAGGTTCAGTTATATCGATTGTTTTTATATGTCCAACCTCAGTTATAAATGTACCAGCAGCACCTGTAGTTGCACCACCACCTAAGACTTTAAACTTATAGGTAGTCTCATTATTATTTCTATAACCACTACCAGTAAATCCAAAACCAATGCTAGAAACAGTTCCTGCTGCAGATACTACAGCACTACCAACACCAACAACTCTTGGTTGATAACCATAACCTTTCTCCCATTCATCTATACGTGTAATGATACCTTTTCTAGGTAAATTATTAGAGTTTACATCCGATGTACTGTAACTTTCGGTTTGCGTTGTTGACTCATTTCCAGTAAATGTTATTGTTGTTATTCCTGTTGCAGCAGTTCCATCTAATCTATAATCAGTTGTTGGTCTCTGGAAGACGTTATTTATTAGTATTGCACCAAAATCAGTAGTAATACCAGTGGTATTGACACCTGAACTTTTCAGTATAAATGTTTTTCCTATACCCGTAAATGAATCTGCTATATCATCCAATATGATATTTTCTTGATAATCAGATCTTGTAAATACTCTACCTTGAAATGTACTACCTTCTTGAGAATCTGTCAGCACTAAAGTGTGTGTTCCTATACCAGAACTTGTGAGTGTTATAGCATTACCCAATAATGCATCACCTCTATTATCAGCAAATGAGAAGTTATTAGCAGCATTTTTTATTATAAAATATTCTTTATTTTCTTCTAATGGTGTTGGTGGGTCAAGTGTTCTGAGTTTTACTTTTGTACCAGGTTCAAATGAGTCTGTAAGAGCAGTAAATGAGTTTGTTAATGTGCTTACTTTATCTGATGATACACCAACAGTTTCTTTATTACCACCAAAAGGAACATCAGAAAAATGAATTTTATCACCTATAATATTATAATCTCCTCGAAGTAATTCAATAGTATCTCCAACTTGATGTGCATTCTGATTTGTACCTAAAAATTCACGATCAACCAATACATTTAGTGGGTCACCATTAAATCCAATAATTTGGATTCTCATGATTTCATCATTAATTCTTATCAAATCATACTTATCAAAATTACCTACATCTGCAAAACCAATCTGTTTTCCTGTAACTACGTTAGTGCAAGTGGTTGCTGTGTTTGTTGATTTATATACAGGTGACTGTATTACGTTATCAACTTGTATAATACATTTTGTTAGTTCTTTTTCCGAAACAAACCTATGAGTTGATCCAATACCAACTGTTGTTAATCCAATAGGTAAATTAGAAGCTGCATTTGCTTCTGTTGCTGCTACCTTGAATTTATTTTCTCCAACCTCAATACAAAATACCTTTAGTGGCATAGTGGTTGCTGCACCAACACCATTTACACCATGCTGTATACCTACAGAAGATCCACTTGTAGCATCGTAAAATAAAGGTTCACCTGTTCTAAAAAAATGATTATTGATTACAAAAGTATCATCTTCTAAATTAACAATTGAAGTATCAGCAGAATCAAATTCCTTAACAAAGATTGGATCACCTCTATGAGTCAAGTTGAATGACTTCTTGAAGGTTTCCGTTGCTTTATTGAATCCTTTATTTACAGATGCTAACTGAAACATTATTGTTTTTTAGGTATTTAGAACCCAACCGAGAGGTCGCTAGAAAGATCATCAGGTTTATCTATTCTCAATTCCACCACTCTAACATTATATGCTTTGTTTGGTGCAGGAGTAAACTTCAATTCTGTGGCAGTTCCAGATGCAACAACTTCTGTTGCACGTATATCTCTAACAGCACCTGGTACACTTGTATCTGCACCGATGGTGGATATTCCTGAAGCAGTTGATAGGTTGTTGAATTTTACAAAGTTTATACTACCTTCATAACTATTTGCCACAACGTTGTATGAAGAATAAGCATTATCAGTGGTATTTTCAACCTCAATAGTATATCTGATTGAAGTATAATTAGAAGATGAGAAACCTGCTATGACAGTAGATGTAGGAGAACCAGCAGATGCTATTGTTGTTCTACGTGAGTTTAACTCAGTATCACCAATTCTATACTGGGTTGTTGTAAATCCACTACTTGCAACTGTAGTAGCAATACCAACAACGGTTGACATTGTTGCTACTGTAACAGCAGTATTTGCAGGAGGAGTAAATTCTAATCTAATAACACCGCTTGCCTGATTGATTACAAAAGAACCCATATCAGTTCCAGCATCCATCAAACCAAAGTTACTATAACTACAGTCATTTGTTCCAGAAGCCAAGAATGAAAATTCATCAATTTCTTTCTCAGTTGCTGTCCCTGCAGCAACTATGATACTACCTGATCTAAACTTACTTCCATCAAATTCGTAAATTGTATTTACTGCAGGTGATCCAGAAGAAGCAATAGCAGATGTCATTCCAACTTTCTGAAGCATTCCCACTGCAGTAGTTCCTACTCCAACAGCAGAACCAAGAACTTCTTTGTGGAATGTTATATCATATTCGTAAGTTGTATTTTCAGGAGTAAATGATACACTACAAATACTTCCAGATGCATTAGCAGTAAATTCACCAAGATCAAATGAATCAGATAACTCTGAATAAGTATTCAAGAATGCCACTGATCCATCATGAGATACAATGAACTCTGTATATTGAGTAGCATTGAATGAAATTCCCAATGAAGTATCAAGAACAACTTGAGCATAATATTTTATAGCAGACACACTAGTCATATCAAAACGATCTAATTCAATAGATCTGAATATATCAGCATCAGAATAGAACTGTGGTGATATATCATCTATATCCAAAACTCTATTTCCCTTACATGCAATTGCTTCTCCAAACCTCTTAGAGTTGAAATTGACTTCACTACTACTAGTTGCGTCAGAGTTTGTATTTTCAGAAACCAAATCAAATTGATCTCTACAATCTAAATCAACTTCAGCATCAAGAAGCATTACACCACCAGCCTGTGAACTGAGTCCAACCACGCTTGAACCAGCACCTGTTGCTATTGATGGAATCAATAGATCTGAATGTTTTTTAAATCCTGTTATGTGTGCTAATGAATCAACTGGTTCACTCCAACTACTAATACCAACCTGACTCTTCAATGAATAAGAAAAATTTTGATAGTAATCGTTATCTTGAATTCTTTGATAGAAATCAGAAAGTTTTCCACTATCATCTTCCCACCCAAATCTTTTTGAAATTGAACTATCAATATCAAAATGTCCACTAAAAGATTTCAATGATTCTATAGTTCCACTTGTACGAGATAATTCACCAGTCAATTTATCACCAGTGCTGAATCCAACAAGATTATCAACTCTCAACGTATTTCTAGTTTTACCATCACCAGCTATAATTCTTGCCTGAGCACCTAATGGAGTAAACACTCTTTCGTTATTATTGAAAACTCCTTCGGATAAATTTAGTTGAAATTTAGCAATGTCTTTCTCATTAGAAACTGTTCCAAATTTTTCAAAGTCATGGAAACCAGGATCATTGTTTACTGCATATGTAATTGTTGCTTGATCTACTAATCCAAATGCAGTGGTTACACCCGTAAGAGTAAAGAATTCAAAATCATGGTTTGCTGAATTGTATCCTAATCCTGAACTTACTCCTATGTTTTCTACAAATACTCTATCGCCAATTTGGAATGGCATTGGTAATGAAGTTGTAAATCCACCACTAGGAGTTTGTAATCTAAGCGTTACATTGGGATCAGAATAAGTAGCAGTGATAATTCCTACACCGTTTGTATTATCTACAGCAATTAGTTCATTATCAGAACTACTCAAGTTACCACCACCATTTACTATGGTGACCTTACCTACACCAGCACCATTCAATTCTGCAAGGAATTCTGTTTCTCCAGATATAATATTTTTCTTTCTATTATATACAACAAAATTAGGAGGAGTAAGATACTTAGATCCTACAGAAGTTATTCCTACACTAGTTACACTAAAGTTATCTTTCAAACTTATTACTTGACCAACTTCAGCTTCTGGTCTCAAAGTTGTATCTGATGGATAATCATATCCAAAATCTATAATTTCAACATTTTCTAATCTACCTATATTGTCTGCAACTGCTTTCAAAGAAGCTCCAGTTCCTGTTGTAGAAGCAATAGAAACTTCAGGAAGATCTTCATACACAATACCACCAGAAGTTAGTATTACCTCCTCAACACCACCTCTATGTGTCTTAGAATTTGTTACTGTCTCTATTGTAGAAGAAGTTGAGTATCCTACTTTTTCAGGTGTATGTACAATATTAAAATTATATGTGTTACTACCAGTAGTCGTAATAGAATGATTGCCTGTGAATTTACTAGCATCAACAATTATTTTTGAATAATTATCAATATCTTTATCAATCTCAATTACTTTTGCATTAGCACCTGTTCCAACAGGAACGAACTGATAGTATAAAATACTAGGAACTTCAGGTGTAAATGTTATAGAAGTCATACCACCAACGTTACCAGGTATAGACTGTTCTGTTACTTCAATTGTAGAAACACCAGATCCCACAAAAGGTTTCTTATAATTTCTATCTAAGAAGAATTTCATCTTAGTATCCAACATGGATCCATCATCCGTGTTGACAATTAATGTATCACCAGTGGTCAATCTCAATGGTGGATTGATTGATGATCCTATACTTACAAATCTTGTACCTGGATCATAAGTTGCAGTTACAGTACTTCTAGCAGCAGAGACTAATGTCATCTCTAACTTGTTAGTAGGTCTCATACTATGAACACCCACTGTTGTTGCCTGAACATCAACTATTCTAAGTGTTCCTGTAACAATGTTTCTAGTCGTAGTAAAGTTATGAGTATTTCCAATACCAGTAGTGGTATCAAACATAACTCTATCTAAATCAGAACCAATACCTGTTCTGGTTGTTACAATACCAATTAGATTATTATCTAAAGTTTGAACAAAAACTTCAGGAGGAAGAGGTCTCTTGAATCCAGTACTGACACGTTTCATCGCATCAGTTTGATATGTCAATGATGTACCAGCACCAGGACTGTAACTTAATTTTTCACCATGATTGAAACTATGATTTTCTATGAATATAGTTCTAGTTGGTATAAACTTATCAACATTATTGACTGATATTGTTACTCCAATACCAACACCAAACGTCAATCCTACTCCTACAATACTAGTAGCATCAAAGAATTTAGAGAAATCTTCCTCGATAGAATCATAGAATTTTTTAGTTATAGAATAAGTAAACTTCCTCTCCATTCTTTCTATGGGTGTACCATAGGTGTGTGCAGCAGCTACCGTACCATTTTGTGCTCGGAATAATTTGTACTGATTGAAGAATGAATCGTAACCATATACTTTTAGTTGCTCACTATCAATTCTAACAATATCGTTTACTGTAAATTTATTTGCACCAAATCCATCACTAAAAGAAACTTGTGTTGTCAATCCTATAGACAACATTGCTTCCGATAAACTAGAACGAACAGACTCAACTTTTATTCTTGGTGTAGCTTCAAATGCAGAATGAGTTGTTGTTGATATACCAAGCACTCTTGCATAAGTGCTGTTTACTAATCCATGAGGAAGAGTCGTAATTCCTGTAACTACATTATTTAAACTTGAAAATATAACGTCTTCAAAATCAGTTATAGTTGAAGTGATAGTAGATAATGTTGGACCTGTTACCTTAGTAACTTTTCCTATAGCACCAAAACCTTTAGTATTTTTATTATCAAATGTTAGAGCATCGTCTACATTAAATTCTCTACCAGAATCTATAACTTCAACTTTATCTAATGAATCAGACTTTATAGAAAGTATTTTTGAATTTATAGTTGTATTTTTATTTGAATTAGTAACAAATTGATATTCGTTTATATTATGAGGATCAGTATTTCTAATTAGATTTAATTTGTTTATGTCTATATCCTGTACTGAATCATTTGCAATATTAAATTCAATAGGAGTGGAATTGTAAGTATCACCTACAACATATGGAAATACTGGTCTTCTTGTATTATCAAAAGGATCAAGTGGGTTTAGAGTATCGCTGTTTTCAACCGTAGTGTAGTATGCATAAACTCCATTTGGAAAATCTGGAGTAACTGCAAATCTACCATTGTGCTCGTCAAGATCACCATAACCTTCTACAAAAGTAAAGTCTTCAACAAAGAATCCTGATGGATACTTACTTAGAGGAGGTCCGTCTACTCTATCTACACCAGAAAATAAAGAATAACTAGATTCTATATTCTTTAATTGTCCACCTACAATCGCAGTAGGTCCGTAAATAGGATGTCCATCATATGCCCAACCCAATATTGGAGAATGATCTGATCCATCATCACCCAAGTAGGATCTTATATTTCTAGGAACATAATAATTGACATATGGATTGCCTAGTTTAGAATCTCTTTCCACTTCAAGGAAACCATCATCATTTTTTACATCACCATATTTTACTAATCTCTCGACCTGATTCACTGTCCATTCTTTTACGTTTCCAAAAAAGATAGCACCAGAACCAGGTGTCAATGCTTTTACTCTAGTTTGTCCTTGGGTATAATTCATACCCTTTGTTATCATATCAATGCGAACAATAGAACCATTTTCTATAACTGCTTTTGCCTTTGCACCAACACCATCTCCAGTTATGATAATATCAGGTGTGCTAAAGAATTGTTCTCCACCACTCAATATAATAATTTGATCAATTCTACCATTTAGCACAAATGCTTGTAAGAAAGAATTCTTACCTTCTACTATTCTAATATTAGGTTTGAAATTATCGTTTATAACAGTAGAACCAAAATCAGTACCAGGATTCTCAATATGAAGACCAATAACCTTTCCTCTTGCTATTGGTGTCCCAACTGCATTTGCAGTGCTTATACCCTGTCTACCGCTAATTGTTACCTCTATAGGAGGATCTTGGAATGTATGTGTTCCAGATCCCATGCTGGTCAATTCTATAACATCACTCAAATCTTTCTTTGAAGAAAGTCTAAAAGTGTTTGAATCTATTTTTATTGCAAAATAATCCGACCCACTAGTCAGACCACCAATATTATTATCTGCAGTATACCTAACAATATCTCCAGACAAGAAATTATGATCAGTTATAGTAAAAGTACTAGTGAATGTATTGATTCCAGTAATACCTGATGTTGTGTTTTGTCTATTCTTGAATTTACCAGGATTATCTAAAACAATTTTATCAATTTTAGTTCTTCTATCTACAGCAGAAAATCTATGAACACCACCACCATTTGTTGTTAGATCTATGGTTCCTATACCCGATAATGCACTTTCTTTTGTTTCAGAAATGTGCATTTGAAAATCATTTAATTTTACAACAAAATATGATGACTGATTTTCAAGATTGCCTGGTGTAGTTCCTATACCAATTGGAGCTGAACCCGAAGTATAATAAAGCAATTCCTCACCATGCTTGAATCCATGAGGTTCTGGAAATACAAATCTATCAGTTGTGGTATTTACAATTGATCCTTGGGTAGTACTATCAAACTCAACTTCTTGATGAACCAACTTCATCTGTGCTTTCGCTATTGCAGAAATATCATTACCACCAGTGATGCTAACATTTGGAGTATCAAGATAATCTAATCCTTCAGTATCAACTACAATTTCTTCTAACTCACCCTCAACATGAGTTATAGCAGATGCACCAACACCAGTATGTCCAGTTTGAGTAACTGATAATCTAGGAGGTGATATTACATCATATCCAGATCCACTATTAAGTATCTCTACCGATTCTAAAGGACCATAGAATACTTTATCTGTTGCTTTGTAAGAATATATTTCTACTCCATTTGCAAATAATCCAACTCCACCCTGAACAGTTTTTGATTTATCTTCAGCAAATACTGGTTCATCAAATTTTCTAAGTATCTTTTGTGCTCCTATAGAACTACCAAAAACAACGTCTGGAGTTAGAAAATGAGTTGTTGTAGATGCTATATCGTCTGCAGTAAACGCAGTAATCAACTCTGAGTTACGAACGTTCTCTAGAGAGTATGCTAAAGCAACCCTATTGTTATCAATTTTCTTGATATAATATGGTTGATTATTATTTAAATTGGTTAATTTTGTAGATAAACATGTATATACGACCAATTCTCCATCATGAAAATTATGATCAATAATTTCTATTGTTGATCCAGCAGAGTTCAAAGCTGAGTTGAAGATCCTTAGTCTATCTTGCGGATCAATATTCCAATGAGGTAAACTATTAGATGCAACATATACTGTTTCATCACTAGAATAAGTGTTTTGAATATCTGCTGTATATCCATCAGAAGTTACTTTTACCCTTCTTCGTATGTAATAAGCAACATTGGGATCTAAGTTACCAGTACTAGCTACAACAGATTTAGAATTTGGTGTGCTTAGAACTGTTCCTTCTTGTACATTATTTTCTTCATCTACAACATCTAACTTATCACCAACATAAAATACATGATCGTTAATTAAATCAAACCTATAACTATTACCACCTAAATCTTGAAATCCTACTAGACTATGCTTTGCCGCAGTATTGTAAATCCAAGATGACCATCTCAGATTTTTTTGTACAATACCTAAACTCTTTACATTAATATTACTATTATTTTGTTGATTTGTAGCATCACCTACAAATTTACTTATGACACCTAGAACGTTCAATCTGACTACTTTACTTATATCACCATCTTCATATGAAAACGCATCCAATCCTGACCTTACAGTGGATCCTATGCCGCATGGAGAGGTAAGTGTAGCTACACCTACAAACTGTGTTATATTTTTACTAGTATAATCAAATGTTCTATCTTCAAATTTTATACTTCCTGTTGATCCAAACCCAACTGTAGAATCAACATGTAATATTGTTGCTCCTATTCCAGATGATTTTGTTATGAATGTTTTTCCTATTTGCCTAAATTTACCAACTATGCTACTCTGGTCAATTCCAATTTTATAGAATTTTTTACCATCAATAATAGCACGTTCTACATTGAATATTGAACCACTGGTTTGTAATGGTTGTGTATCTTGTATTAGACTTTGACCCTCAATTTTCTCAGGATCACCCTGTAAACTTTCGCAAATTAAAACATCATTTACAATATAATCTGCACCAGATGGTTTTATTAGATATTTTGAAGGTTGAACCATTTCAACCTTTTCATTATACAATGCACCAAATAAAATCTTGAATGATTCTTCTGTTCCCTTTGAACTATAAAAATCTTTTGCCTGTCTAATAAAATTAGATTGATCTACTTGTGTGTTGATATTTCTTTCAGAGAAACCTGGTAACACCTGAACTTTCAACTTTTCTAAAAATGAATTTAGAAAAATGTTACTTAGGTTAGTAACTCTAGCATCATTTTTATGAGTACTAACTCCAGTTTGAGTAAACGTTAGAAATTCTGGTTGATTAGTTTTTGAATTATTTTCAATACCACTAAAACCACGAGTACATCCTGTAAAGGAAGTTGAACCTATTCCACTGTACGTGATTATCTCATCATCTATTTTTAATAATCCATATTGTCTAGGCCAACCTTTTGTAGAATCGACATATATTGTTTGCTCATTTGCATTGATATAACTAGTAAGTGAAGTAAAACCTATAAGGTTTTGGTTGTTCAAAAAATCTAATTTTTTATAGTCTGATAAATTATCAGCAATGTCTATAGATCCACCTTGGAATTCTTGAGAAATATAATATTGTTTTAAAAAATCAGCAAATAAAGGATTTTCAGTGTCTACGTACTGAGGTATCTGACCCTGAATTACTTCACTGATCTTTACTTTGGTGATGGATGTTTGTATCATTTATCGAGTTCTCTTACCGATTTGGTAACTAGATTGTGGATTGAATCTTGATCCTGAAGTGTCTGCACCAGATGCTATTGAATCTTTTCTCATATAAAAATTACTCTTTGATACTTCAAATTGTAAATACAATTCATTTCTTGCTAAGATATCATTAGAATCTGGATTTGCTTCAACCTCTATAATATTATTTGTGAGTGCAGTAGATGTTACATTCACAGTATCTATAATGATTTCACCCTTCTTATAATCAACAGTTCCAAAACTATTTGAAAGAACTTTTATAGAATCATCAGTAAGAATTTGGAATAGTATAAGTTTACCATTTGTACTATCAATCTTTTGATCAGTAAAGAAGCAAGTTCCCGATACTCCAGAAACAGTAAATCCAGTGGATTTTATATTGAAACTATCTTCGTTACAATAAAAAGAGTTCAAGAAACATAACTCATATTGAGTAAATTGATTGATTTTAGAAATCAAATTTCTTCTTATCCTAACTGTAGTAATGTTAGATGTAATAGAATTATCAACATTATCAATCAATGATAATACTTTACTATACTTAAACCTACCACCAAATTGATTTAGTTCTTTACCCGTAGCAAAAGATGCAAGTGAATTTACTACAGAAGTTTTTAGAGTTTCTGCGTTACCAGCAAAGTTTGGGTTATAGTAAATGTAAGTATCAATCTCAACAAATAAGAACTTTAGATCAACAAAGGTAGGAACTATACCTGCCACTGAATAATTTTTCAATGAGGATAAAATATCCTTTTTAGTAAAGTCAGATAAGAAAGAACCATTCTTAGGTTTAGCAGATATAAAAACTCTTCCATACTGAGGTGGAGTCAACTCTTCACCACCATATGCACTCACAGACTCTATATTAGAATAGACTGAAGGAATAATTGCTTCATAATCTGAAGCAGTTACTGCTCTATGCTGAGATGAGTAAACTCTAGGAGCGTAGTATCTTACACTATCAAGGTTTTCTATATCATCACCATTTTCTGATGGATATTGAGCATTCAACGTAGCAGTAAAATCATCTAAAGTTGCACCATCCTGATCACTAAGAGTACCTGCAAATTTGAAACCTGCTACACCATTACCATCCTTTCCGCTTGTTTTTATATAAGTAACATCAACTATATTTCCAGATTCTAATTTTTCACCAAATACGCCATCACCAAACAATAATTCATATCTCTCATCAGTCGTCTCTTGTAATAAGAATATATTAGATGTTGATGTAATTCCTATAATATTAGTTGCTAAATTATACTCTGTACTAGTGCTACTACTAGAACTCTCAAACACTTTTACTTTAATTGTAGAAGTGTCTATATCAGAATTTGGTAAAACAAATCTTTGATTTGGTTGTGAATTATCAATTACAAATTGACTTTCTAGGTATTGACCTTGACAAATTTCTATTGTGCCTTGAGATATTCCACCACTAACAGTTCCAGTTACTTCTTCAGGTAAAGAAAAAATATAATTTGCATTTGATACTGATCCATTTGCTACCACACCTGGTTCAAACACCATTGTAGATGTAGATGTTGTTATTCCTGATATAAAATAATCTACTTTTGTTTTTGCTGCAGATTTTGAACGAGGAACATATCCAATATTACGTGCTAATGATACAACGTTTTCTCTAAGTGTGGCAGAATCAATGAAAGTTTCATTCACCACCATATTGGTGTTGTATGCAGTAATATAAGAATTATAAGCAAGAGTGTTTATAAGAATTGAGAGATTGGAACCCTCAAAATCCATATCTGAGAAATTAGAATTTTCTCTCAAATAATCTTTTAGCGAAGATTTTATATCTTCAAAATTTAGGTTTGTAAATTGTTGAAGTGCCATTATAGCCTAGTTGGTTCTAATACAAATTGTAAGGTTTGACTCGGTGCGGATAAACCAACGAGATCATAGGATAATTTAATATCTAAAGCATTACTATCAGGTTCTGAAAAAACATCAACACTCGTCAATTCAACTCTTGGTTCATTATTTGTTATTGTGGTTTCTATTTCAGTTTTTATAGGATCAACGAAATCATCATTTGCTAATTCAAATAAAGCACCAGTAATTCTAGTACCTATCAGTTCGTTGAAAAAAACTTCACCTAATTGTATTCTTATCAAATTTTGGACAGAACGCTTTATTGCATCCTCATTTCTCAATGCAAGTATATCATTTGTTACTGGATGACGTTTGAAAGACAATGATATGTCTTTGAAACCTTGCGAAAAACGTTGGACAGGCACTAGAACGTTGACAATCTCGGTATATTTATCTATTTAGAGGCAAAAAAAGACCTCCTCTGTCGAGAAGGTCTTTATTGGATGCTCCGTAGCCTGATGGTCAGTCGGAATCCTGGTCGTCGGTTCCCAGGTATTTAATTTCTATTTCGTCGGGGTGGGGGTATCCAGAGTGGTAAAACTCATCGGCAAGTGCTTGTGATATGTCAAGCATTTCCTCTTCATCGATAGAAGAGAATTCCTTTACTCCCTCAACGTATATATCATACTTTTCCATATACGGTAATCATTCTTTACAGGTATCTATATAATTCTTGTCTTCTCATGACCAACACGACATTGTGGATCACACCAGATTTCATATCCTGCCTTGATAGCATCTAAACAAAATGATACATCCTCTCCGCACATGTCTTGAACTTCACCTGAATCAAACACCTGCATCTGAGGTGCAAACCAAGGATAAGTCATTTCCTTATTTTCAAAAACACCATGTTTGATTAGTAACCAACCAAAACCAGTGTAATCAACAGTAAATGGTTTTCTACGTTTTTGAATACCATCAACTGTCTCATGATTCATTACCCCACCGTTTTCCTTAAAGTCATCCTCTTCAAGCCAGTGAGCAACGGATGTCGTTTTACCGTCTTCTGTAGCGTACCAACCAGCAGCAAGATCCTTGTCCATGCATACAATGCGATAAAAGTTTTCGAGGTTGAAAACGATATCACTGTCAATCCAAAGTTGATAGTCATACTTGAGCTTCCCGTCCCAT